CTGATATTGAGTAAGCGGAAAACGGATCTTGTCTAACATTTCCAACATATACTTCTGCTTCTGCAGTGTTTGAAACACTTTGACTTAATGTAAAATTTACAGTTGATCCATCACCATTGAACTGTTGAGAGTTCATGGTATTTAAATTTTGTTTTGGCGCGTTTCCTAGATATGCCATGGTTACTCCTACGTGCTTATTGCATCAACGAAAGAAGCCCATACATCTAAACTTGACGCGGTATCTGACTTGGCTTTTAACACGTCATTGTTATGCATTACTATTTTGCTTCCGCCGTCAATTAGTTCTAAAGATCCGCCACTGACTATCGGACAGTTCTTAATTAAATAATAATCGTTTGACCCATCATTGATGAATACATCTATATTGATTGTTGATGTTGTTGTGTTTGCACAACGTATCGAGATGATTGCATCATCTGAATTACTTGTATGAACAGTTGCTGCTGATGTTCCTACGTTTCTTTGTATATATCGTTCAAAATCTTGTGCCATATTGCTCCTTATAAACTATTTCTGACTACAACGCAATGGCCATAGCCGTCACGAATCCTGCTGTTACTCCTCCAGCACCACTTGATGCTGCTGTTAATCTTCCTTTTGCATCTACAGTAATTGAAGCAGATGTATAACTTCCTGCTGAAACTCCTGTGTTAGCTAATGTTAATGCTCCACCAGATGCTATTGTTGCATCACCTGATAATGCTGACTCTTGATAACTTGTACCATCTGCAACTAATATTTTAGCAGACGTATTGTCTGGCATTCTTAACTGTGATCCTATTGTTAAGTTACCATTTATATTGTTTGATATTACGTTTGCAAAGTTACCCATGTAGCCATGAGAAGAACATTGATAATATAAAACATTTGGTGTGTTAACATCAACTGCTATTTGTGTGTATGCACCAGAAGATCCAGGTGCTGGTGAACTTCCCGTGTTAGTAACACCCGTTGTGTATTCTGTAGTTTTAGCAGCGTCTAGATAAAATCTTAATGGGTGTCCAGAGTTACTAGAATCAGATTGATCAAATCTGTAATAATATTTGTAAGATGAATCTGCACCTGAAAATGTAATTGCTGGTGATTCTAATCCATCTAAATAATATGCACTTGATGATCCTTGACCTGAGTATGGATGCGCCGCTGTTTTAGAAGCAACTTTAACAGTAATTATTTTTGGCGCTGATGAAGAACCATATTCTTCTGGTTTTGGTAAACCTATCTTTGCACCTGGTACAGTACAAAATACTTCTGTTGCACCTGCAAAGTTTACAAGACCATCACTATTAGAACTGGAGATAACATTAGTTCTAGCAAGTGTACTTGCTCCTCCATTTAAAGTTCCAAAACCAACTTCAAAATTATTTGTTCCTGTTTCAAAGATACAGTAATAAGTAGTATTGCTTCCACCGATACCAGCAGCAAAAGTTTCAAAACCTGAAACTGCTCCACCTAGTGTAAACGTTCCTGTTCCAGTAGTTGAACTGGATTCTTTTACCCTATCATTTAATTTAAACGCCATTTAAAATCCTACGATGTTAAACTGATAATTGCATTACTAGCAGTAGAAGGATCAGGAAACGAAATAGTGAAGTCACCATTCGTTGCTGTCTTCGTTCCACCAAAATCTAAAACTACACACAACTTATCACCTTGATCGTCATTATATATTGCTGCAAAAGCTGCAGAAAAAGTTGCGCTTGACCACGTTACATCTCCAAAGTCTACAGATGTAGTTGCAGTTGTGGCTACAACAGCCTGACTACCTAAAGTTTTTCTAACATAGTTTGAACTACCTGCAGAAGAAACTTCATTAGTAGTTAAAGCAACTGTGCTAGATGTTGAGTAAGGATTAGATGTGTACAATGCTATTTTAAAGCTGTCTCCGCCATTCGCAAAATTATGCGTTCCTGACATCAATTCACCTTTAAAAGAAAACGGTACTACGTTTGCCATATTTTATCTCCTTAATATTATGGTGATGGTGATTGTAAAGGAGTACGAATAACACCATCTTGGTATTCGTCTCGGCGTCTACGACCTTGTTGTTCGATCGCGTACGATTGTAAAGCTCTTTTAAAAGATCCTTCGTAGTATTGTAACATATCTGCAGGACCTTTCAAGTATCCATATGCTTCTACCAAACATCCATATAAAAGTAAATCTTGATATTTATTAGAAATATAAGTTCCAGCTGTGGCTGCTGGAGCTGCAGATGGAGTAGTTGTATTAGTAATACTTACCGGTTGTTTTACATATGCTAATGTAATTTCATAAGTAGAGTTTGGTGTTGGAGCCACAACCCAAAATTCTGCGTCCCAGTTTGCATAATATTTAGGAAAACCAGATTGTGTGTCTGGAGTGTCATAAAAAGTTGCCATGTAACTTGTATCTTTTTTTTCTAAAAATACTTGATTTCCAGAACTATCTTTTAACTGTACATATCTTATAAATCTTAAATCTGATGGAATAGTCACGTATCTATTACCTGTAACTAATTGAGAAGTAGCATAAAATCTATTATCATCAGAATCTGCATCTCTATAAATTCTGTTTTCTGCATTTTTAATTATAGTATTTAAAACACCTGTAGATAAAACATCACTATCTACTTCAGTGTAATTTCTAATGTCATCTTGTAGATTTGCTAAAGTATAAGCCATTACTCTGATTCTCCTCCGTGTTTTCTACGTATTTTTTCTTGTTTGTCTGTTCTCACTTCTTCATACATTTCAAGATGAGGGTCTTGTTTTTCAGGTGTAAATATATTTTTAATCCAGTTCCAAATTCTGTTTATCATGCGCTTATTGTTATAGGTCCAACGGAACAACCGTAACCTCCTCCTTTGATATTTCCTGTTGTAGCAGTATCCGCATTAACTGTAAAGAAGAAGAAATTGGATAGAGCGTAGTCTGTTGTAACTCTTGCATCATTATCATAAAGACCTGTTGTTATAGCATAACCAGATCCTTGACTTATTTGTGCTCCTGTTATTCCATCGAAATTTGGAATTGATGCATAAGCAAAAACAGGATTAGTTGAAGTGCCTGTTCCAGGAGATGTTGTAGGTGCACCTCTAAATAAATATGTTGTGCTATTTGTTAAACCATGTCCCGGTGCAAAAACATTTATAATACTTGACCCAGCTTCATAAGTTGTAAAAGGATCTTCTGGTAACATAACAGTTGTAATTGGTTCTGTTCTGTCAGGTCTTACTTGTAACAATGCGATACCATCACCACCAATTCCTTTGGGTTCTAATTGTGGTTGCTTAGGTTCAAATTCTGTATAATGAACGAAAGCACCATTCCATTCTCTAACCATTTCTCTATATGGAAACTCCATACCCGATCGATCAGAAATTGCTTTTGAGTGTTTTCCTGTTGCGTATTTAGACATTAGGTTCCTGGGTAATAAGTTTTAGGTGTTATGTGAGTACTAGATGCAGAACCGTCTTCTGATAATGCTCTTTGGAACTCATCTTCATAAATTAATTTTAAATTTTGAGTTAGCTGTGGAGCATACTTCATAGATAAATAGTAACTTAATCCTGAAACCATGCAAGGTATGAATCTAAAAGGCATATCAGTTGCATTAGTATACGCTCCGATATCTTCAATTCTTTTTATGTAATAGAAATGCATATCTTTAGATGCATTAGTTGAATCTGGTGTTGGATAAACACTAATACTAACATGATCAATAAATCTTTGTACCCAATATTGGTTAGGGGTTCCTTTAGAAAGTTTATTAGAAAAAGCAGCATAAGTAGATCTATCAACTTTAGTCATTGGACTATCTGATTGATTTGTCCCTGTTCTATTTGATCTTAATTGTGCTTCAAGGACATCGGATATTCCATAAACACCGTTTGGATTTGAAACTGCACTTGTACCATCTGAACTAGCTCTAAAGAATTTATATTCTGCTTGACCTTCAATTAAATCAAGATCAAGTTCTCCTATTTCCCAATAGTGAATACCTCTATTGCCCCATTCCTGAAGCATTATATTTAATGATCTTCGTGAAGTCTTTAATTGATAACCTGATACTTGTTGGATACCTAATCGTTCAAAAGCTTCTTCTACTATTTCGTCAACAGAAAAAGTTTTATCAAATGTAGTTGTACCCGAGGTAGTGTTAGCCATTTAACCTCCTAGCCAGTATAGCCGATAGTAACAGATCCTGATCCAGTTACATCTGCATAGATAGTAGTTTCAAATCTAATACCATTTCCAGGAATATACATATCTAATCCTTCACTTCCAAAAGTAGATTCAAATACAATAGCTCCAGATGCAGTCGCTGCATCGTAAAGTTTTAAATTTGTAATACCTGTAGCTTGAATATATGTAACTCTAGCAGGACCAATATTAGTAGATCCTCCTGAAGCAGTTTTCACCTGTCCGTCAGCTGTAAGTGTTGTAAATTTTTGGTCTGATGACATATTGTTTTCTCCGTTAAAATTAATATGTGGGGCCGAAGCCCCACACTAATTATTTATTATGCTTCTTTAGCAAATACACCTTGTACATCAACAATCGTCCAATGAGTTGTTGAGTTTAAAGATGCACATACTACAAAATCACCAACTTTTGATGTACCTTTTGTATTAATAATATCTTTATCGTCTGTTAAAGATCCAGCATACAAAATACCATCATTAGCATTTGGGCTAATAGTTAATGCATTAGTTCCATCTTGAGCAGTGTTTACAAAAGTAAATACTCTTCCAATAGAAATTGCAGGTAAAGTAAATACCACACCATCAGTAGATGATGTAAAAGTTTTACCAGAATCTGCATTAGCAACTGTGTAGTTAGCTGATTTGTTTTCTAGATTGAATCCAGTTAAACCTGCTTCGTTAAATTTACCTTGCAGTACTGGTCCTCTAAATAGTGTTTTAGCCATGATTATTCTCCTAGTTGTATTCTACATAGTCTCTAGGCCGTCGACTATACTGCGTCCATGCAGAATATTAATTTATGTATAGTGAGTAATTTATATACTAGTTTTTAATAGAGTGCAAGAGAGCCTGTAATGTGAATGTGATTTATTCAACGATGTAGCTTTTTTATTAAGTAGCTACTGAAACTTGTGGAGCAGAACCTTCAACAGTATTCTGTTTATGGGCAATTGCTGCTTCTTCCAGCTTGATCTTTGTGATGACTTCTTTAACTTTGTCATCAATCCTGACCATCTCTAGAGTATATCTACCGTTAGATAGATGCTCCTGTTCCCACTTCAACTCCAAGGACCTTTTTGCTTTGTATAGGTCTTGTATCATCTATAACCTCCTCATAGGTTATTCTATTTACCTTGTTGTCATAACTAACTCCAAGGTTTTCCCAAACTATACT